CGATCAGTTCCGGCCCATCCATCGACCCGAACTGTACACCAGTACAGACTGAGCGCCAACAGGTTCCCGCACCCCCCTCGCAGGGATCGCGAATCGACACCCGCACCGACACATTCGCCGTTGCAGACCACTACGGGATCCTGTTCGACGCTGACCACTGGCGCATGTTCGTCACCGCCGTCAAGAAGGTTGACGACCTGCGCAGCGTCTTCGTGGTCACCGACGATGATGCGCTGTTCCAGCAGGTCACCGCGAGGCTGCCTGACGAGGTGAACGGTCGCCGCCTCGATGTGGTGCGTCTCTACGAGAACTACCTCGACAACTTCGAGATCAACACGACTCGCTCGGTGTAGGGGAGAAGGACGTGTACCTTTCGGCATGGCGATGCTTCTCCCCTTGCTAGACGATGTCGCGGAGGATGTCGGGCACGGAGGGGATGTCGACGTCGGGATCGTCTTTGCGGAGGGCGTCGACGAGCTGCCGGATGTAGCCGACGGCCGCCCAAAACCTGCGCTTCTCCTCAGTCAACTCGGACTCCAGCGCGGTGAGGCGTTCGTGGAGTTCGGGGACGACGCGGTCCCAGTCCTGGCGCAGGGCGTCGAGCTCGACGGTGAGGCGGCCGATGCGGTCAGCGGCCACGGCGTACGCTTTGTGGTCCTGCCACCAGCGTGCCCCGGCGCCGAGGATCCCGGGGATCTTCGCGGTGACTCGTGATCCGAGGGCGGGCGGGCCGAAGAGGAGGACGATGAGTATCCAGACGAGCCACGGCACTCCGGCGGGCGGTTCCCAGCTCAATGGTCATCACCTTCCAGGCTTCCCCCGGCGAGCTGCTTGGTGTAGCCGATTGCCATGCCCCAGCATGCGACGGCGACTGCGCCGACGATGACGGGGCCGCTGATGCCGTCCCACCACGGCAGGTCCGCGACGCCGACGAATCGGCCGACGGACAGGGATCCGAGGACGCCGCCGGACAGCCACGATCCGATGATGACGGGGCGCGGCCAGCGCATGTGGAATCCGATGCCCATGAGGAGCCCGGCGGTCAGGCAGAGGACACCCCACACCTGGATCGGCATGGCCAGCTCGACGATCGTGTAGGAGTCATTGAGCTGCCCGGCGTCACCGGGCCGAGTGTGGCGATGTTGGTGTAGGAGGTAGTCGGCGCCGTAGGAGAGTGGGACTAGGGGGATGACGCCGACGACGGCCCATCGTGCGGGTAGTGGGATCAGTGGTGTCCAGGTGCCGCGGCGGGGCAACCACCGGCGCCGGGTGTTCGGGCACCGTGGGTTGCCGGGGCAGGTGCAGTCGTAGCCGCCGCGCGCCAGCGGTGGGCAGGCTCCACAGCAGCTGGGCGGCCGGTCGCCGGGGGCCGGGGTGATCGGTGCGCGGGGGATGCCGTTGGGGAACCGCAGGCCCTTGCGTCGGCGGGCGATCATCGCAGGTGTTCCGATGCGGCGAGTTCGTCGAGTGCTGCCCGCAGGTCGGCGATCGCGCCGCCGGGTGCGCTGGCCATGATGTGACCGGTCACCACCGACAGTGACACGGTGGCCTTGCCGACGCGCGCCCGCACAACGGAGGGGGCGACGCGTTCGATGGTCACTCGACCGTGCCGTCCGCGCGCTGCCCCTTCAAGGTGACAGCCGCAAGCCCGGTACCGGAAAGCCCGAGGACCGCACCCGCCACCGCGAGCCACAAGCCAACCACGGACGTGTCGAGGACCCCGTAGACGACGAGCAGCGGCGCAGCGACCGTAACGACGTTGTAGACGTACTGCCGTTGCGCAGCAGTGATATTGACCTTCATGGGTGTTCCCTTTCGGTTAGGCGGCTACACCGCGCATGTACTCAATGCACGGGTCAAGGTCATAGGCCCCGTGGGGGCTCATATCGGTCAGGAACTTCACCCCGCCCGCGATGGCCAGAGCCACGTCCATCAGCCCGTCGGCGGGGTCTCGGATGATGTCGAGGATGCGTTCCCACATGCCCGCTTCGCCGCCGGACCACTTCGATTCGGCGACGATCTTGTACACAGCGGAGCGGTCCAATCCGACTTCGGTGTCCGGGTTTTCGCTGTACATGTCGCCGGTGCGGGAGTGCGACTGCCAGTAGTCGGGCGGGTCTTCCAGGCAGACCGGGGCGATACCGCGGGTATTGCGCTTGGGCGGGTCGGGCACCCAGGGGGCGCAGCGGTTCAGGCCGCGCAGCGGGTCGCCAAATGCGATCACCCGTTTCAGGTCGGCGAGGCGGTGATGCGCTCGGCCGTGCTCGGGCCGGATGTGTTCCATGAATGCCCGGCCGATGACGATCGAGCCTTCGGAGAATCCGCACATGCCCCACGGCGTTCCGAGCGGGAACGGGGTGCCATTGTCGAGGGCATCCTGGCACAGGAACCGCACCACTTCGTCAATGCCCGTCTGCGAGCGGAACGGCAGGGCGGTGTTCAGGTATCCGATGGGCTGAACCGTCACCAGGCCGCGCTCCTCCAGCGCGCGGGCGGTGGCGTACGCCGGCCCGACGAACATGTTGCTCATGTGGCCTTCGACGGTGAAGATGACCGGCTTCGGCTTCACCGCGGGATTGGCGTACCCGCATTTGAGTTGGGTGGCGTAGTCCATGCGGCCGTGCGGCTCGATGCCGTAGCGGACTTGCATGATGCGGACCACGTCGACCATCAGCTGGTCGTAGACGGTGGTGTCGGTGAGCCCGGCCGCGTAGGAGAACTTGCGGCGCAGGTGCCGTTTCATGTCCAGGACCGTGCGGCTGTCGTCACCGAGTCCCCAGCCGATCCACTGCCCGGCCGCGTTCTTCATGGCTTCGCCTTGAGCAGTTCGGCGAGTGCGCCGATGACGGTCCGGCCGCCGAGCTCGTCGTGTTCGGAGCGCAGGAGGTCCCAGACTTCCTTGGCGTAGTCGGGCGGGAGGGCGGGGCCGGGCGCCGGGGTGTCGGGCTTGTCCTCGCCGGGGAACTTGTAGCCGTTGAGGTCTTTCTGCACCTCGCCGCGGAACCACGCCATGTCGATGTTTCCGGGGTCCCATTTGCCTTGGCGCGCACCGGCGTAGTCCTTGTGGCCGATGACGCGGGAGCTGTCGTAGTCGAGGCGGCGGAGGACGGCGGCGGTGGCGTCGCGCATGGTGATGATCTGCGCGTCCGGCCACCGCTCATTCGAGTCGTAGGAGCCGTCGGGGCGGATCGTCGGCCACGCGCACTCGAACGCGATGAGGCGCTGATTACCGTCGTCGTGGAGGGGCCCGTAGTCGCCGATCCCGGCGTGATTGCACGGGCCGATGGCGATGAGGTGGCATTTCCCGTCGGGGGTGATGAGGCAGTGCGAGAGGGGGCCGGGAAGGTCGTCGCGGCCGTCGCGGATGTGTTCCCACGTTTCCCGGCTGTTGCCGGTGTGGTGGATCAGCACCCCCCAGATTTCACCCATCTGGTCGGTGCCGTTGACGCCGTTGCCGGTGCCCCGGGTCTCCCAGCCATCCTCGATGATGAGTCGGTCGCCGAGGTCGGCCTTGAGGACGTCGGCGAGCCAGGTCGGGTCACCTTTCCACGACATGCTGTTCTCCTGACTTTGATCGGGTGTTGAGGACGCAAGCCGGTTGTAGATGCGTTGGGCTTCGGGCATCCGCGCGGCGTATCGGTCGGGGTATGCGGATTGCTGGATCTGCTGGGCGATCGCCCCGGCCGCCGCATCGGATCCGGCGAAGATGTAGGTGGTCTTGGCCAGCCGGTCGTAGAACAGGCCGCTGCTGGTGGTGGGGTCCATGCAGGTTTTCGCGTCGCCCCACCACCATTGGCCGGTGGTGCCCTTGCGGATCTGCTGCTGGAGCGGCCCCACCGAGTAGCCGTCGGAGCCGACTGCGTCATGCGGCAGCGAAAGCGACTCGGGCACCTTCGAATTGGCGTAGACGGTCAGCTCGGATTCGACGAGGCCGGTGGCGATGCAGATGACTTGGCCGCGGGGTGTGATGTTGCGGCGGCGGCCCTCGGCGATGAATTCCAGGGCGACTTGGTCTTTCGTACGGTACACAGTGCTCCTTTCATTGGTCACGGCGAACACCCCGCACACCGACCGGTGGCGGGGTGCGGGCGGTTGGGGTCTCTAGGTTTCGTCCAGAACTGGACACGCCGCAGGTCAGTGGCTGTGCGACTGCGGCCTACTGTCAGCCTTCGGGCATGTCGATGGTGCCGGAGCTGACCGCCACCGTCGAGCCGGAGGTGATGGCGATGCTGTTGAGTACCAGGTCCGCGCTGCTGGTCGCCACCGTGCCCTGCGCGATCACCGTCCCGCCGGAGGTTGTGATGCGGAAGAACGACGCGGTGCCCGTCGCGGAGGCGGTCGCCGAGGACACCGCGCCCAGCGTCGCCCGGCCGGCCGAACCGGTGTCGGTGAACCCGGAGAACGGGGACGCCGCCAGGGTCAGTGCCGCCAGCAGGGTGCCCGCGTTCGTCGCGTCGGCGTTCGCCGGGGCGGTGCCGGAGTAGATGTTCAGCTTGCCGTTGGCGC